TGCGCCCCTATGCCCGCAATGCCAAGATGCATGGCGACGACCAGGTGGCGAAGATCGCCGCCAGCATGGCCAGGTTCGGCTGGACCGTGCCCTGCATGGGCACTGTTCCCGGGCGACGTCGCCTATGTCTGGCATGGCGCGCTGTCCGGCCTCGGCCGACGAGGAAGGCGACCCGGTCACGCTGGCGGAAGCCCGCACCACCACCTTCGCGCACCGGCGCAAGGTGTTCATGGTCTCGACCCCGACGATCCGGGGGCTGAGCTGGATCGAGCGCGAGTTCGAAGCGTCGGACCAGCGGCGCTATTTCGTGCCCTGCCCGCACTGCGGTCACATGCAGTGGCTGCAGTTCGAGCGCCTGTGCTGGGCGAAGGGCCGACCGGAAACGGCCGCCTACACTTGCGCGGGCTGCGAGCGCCCCATCGCCGAGCACCACAAGACGGAGATGCTCGCGCGCGGCGAATGGCGGGCAACGGCGGTTTCAGCCGACCCGACGGCCATCGGCTTCCACCTCTCGGCGCTCTATTCGCCGATCGGCTGGAAGAGCTGGGAGCAGATCGCGCGGGACTGGCTGGCGGCGCAGGGCTCGGACGAGATGCTGCGCGCGGCGCGCAACACGCTGCTGGGCGAGACCTGGATCGAGAGCGGGGAAGCCCCGGAATGGCAGCGGCTGGCCGATCGGCGTATTGCCTTCCCGGCGCAGATCCCGGCAGGCGGTCTGTTCCTGACCGCCGGGGCCGATGTGCAGAAGGACCGGATCGAGGTCGATGTCTGGGCCTGGGGCCGGGGACTGGAGAGCTGGCTGGTCGACCACATCGTGATCCCGGGCGGGCCGGATGACCCGGCCTGCTGGGACAGGCTGACAGCCCTGCTGGGCCAGACATGGGCGCATGAGCACGGTGCCTGCATGACGCTGGCCAGGCTCGCCATCGACACCGGCTACGAGTCGGCAGCGGTCCATGCCTGGGCGCGCAGGCAGGGCATTGCGCAGGTGGCCCCCGTGAAGGGACTCGAAGGCTTCAACCGCGCCACGCCCGTGTCGGGTCCGACCTTCGTCGATGCCACAGTGAACGGGCGGAAACTGAAACGCGGGGCGCGGCTCTGGACGGTGGCCACCGCCACCTTCAAGGCCGAGACCTATCGCTATCTGCGCATCGAGCGGCCATCGGAACCGGACGCCCAGCTTCCCGCCGGCACGATCCATCTGCCCGACTGGGCCGACAGCGAGTGGCTGAAACAGCTGGTGGCCGAGCAGCTGGTCACGATCCGCGACCGGCGCGGCTATGCCCGGCAGGAATGGCAGAAGCTGCGCGAGCGCAACGAGGCGCTGGACACCCGCGTCTATGCCCGCGCGGCGGCGTGGATCCTCGGAGCGGACCGCTTCGACGAGCGGATGTGGCGGCAGCTGGAGAAGCAGGCCGGGGTGGAACCCGCCGCCGGTGTTGCATCCAGGACCGAGCCCGAGAAACCGACCGCGCCCGAGGCCGGGCGCATCGCCGCCCCCCGGCGGCGCGGCTGGAAGATCAGCACGCCCCGATACATGGAGTGATCAGAAGCCGGAGAAGACCATGTCGAGGGCGCCGCGGATCTCGTAATCGAAGCCTGAGAGGTCAGCCACGGGCGGAGCCTTGAGCAGGGCCGAGGGGATCGCGGCCATCTCGGCCGTGTGCAGGACATGCGCCGCGCCATCGATCTCGAACACGGGCTCGAGCCGTCCGATGGCCTTCGGCCCCGAAGCGGCCGGCAGCATCGGGGCGACCACGCGCGTGCCGGTCTCGATCAGATCGGTCTGGAGGTCGAGCACCAACCGGTCGCCCGTGACACGATAGACATGGAACTGTGCCATCAGTCGGTCTTCAGGACCTGAAGATCGGCCAATGGCGTGCCATGGGCCTCGATCCAGGCACGGCGCTCGGCAATCGCCTCGGCATTGTCCCGCGCCCAGGCCTCAGCCTTCGCCGCGCACACAGCCTCGGCAAGTGCTGCATCGCTGATCGCCGACACGTTCAGGCCAAGCTCGCGCGCGGCGGCGAGGTTGGACGCGGTCAGCGAGACATTCGTGCGCTGTTTCTCGGTGGTGCTCTGCGGCATCGGGACCCTCCCTGAACATATCGAATATACACACGGCAAGTGTGTTAAACAAGAGACGCCCATGACCCTCGATGATCTCCAGGCCCGCCACAGCGCGCTGCTGGTTGCGCGCTACAGCGGTACGCGATCGGTCAGCTATGACGGCAAGACCGTGACCTACGGCTCGGACGCCGAGCTGGCCGCCGCCATTGCCGATATCGAGCGCCGGATCGCCGCGCTGGAACACACCAGTCGGCGCGTGTTGCGCCCCTTCGCCGTGAAGGACCTGTGATGACCTGGCGGCAGCGCCTCGGGGCCTTCATCGGCGGGTTCGATGCCGGTCAGCACCACCGCCGCCTGCGCGGCTTCCGCGCGACACGGGCCCATGTCAACGCGCTCATCGCAGCTGCCGGGCCCGACATCACGGCCCGCGCCCGCTGGCTCGTGCGCAACAACGGCTATGCGGTGAACGCGGTCGAAAGCTGGGCGGCGAACACCGTGGGCGACGGCATCAAGCCGATCTCGAAGATCGGGGATGCCACGCGCAAGGAGGAGCTGCAGCGTCTGTGGCTCGCCTGGACCGACGAGGCCGATGCCGAGGGGCTCACGGATTTCTACGGCCTGCAGCGCCGGGCCGCGCGCGAGGTCTTCCTTGCGGGCGAGGTGTTCTTCCGCATCCGGATGCGGCGCGCGGCCGATGGCCTAAGCGTGCCCCTGCAGCTGCAGATGCTGCCCGCCGAGATGCTGCCGCTCGAGCAGACCGGCACCGCCGCCAATGGCAACGCCATCCGCCAGGGGATCGAGTTCGACCGGATCGGCCGCCGCGTGGCCTATCACTTCCTGCGCCGCCACCCGGGCGACAGCACCGATCCGGGGCTCGCGGGCGAGGTGGTGCGCGTGCCAGCCAGCGAGGTGATTCATGTGATCGATCCGGTCGAGGGCGGCCAGCTGCGCGGGGTCTCGAAACTGGCGCCCGCCATCGTGAAGCTCTTCCTGCTCGACCAGTACGACGATGCCGAGCTCGACCGGAAGAAGGTCGCGGCGATGTACGCAATGTTCGTCACCTCGCCCGCGCCGGAGAACCCGCTTGCGCCTGCCGAGGATGACGAGGTGCCAGATGGGGTCGAGATCAGCCCGGGCCAGATCGTGCGGCTCGATCCGGGCGAGGATGTCACCGTGGGCCAGCCCGCCGACAGCGGCGCGACCTACGAGCCCTTTCAGTACCGGACGCTGCTGCAGATCTCGGCTGCACTCGGCATCCCCTATCCCTATCTCGCCAACGACATGGTGAAGGGCAACTTCTCGAACTCGCGCCTGGCGCTCATCGAGTTCCGCCGCCGCGTCTCGGCCTGGCAGCATTCGGTCATGGTCTGGCAGCTCTGCCGACCGGTCTGGGCCCGCTGGATGGATGCCGCCGTGCTTACGGGCGCGCTGGCCCTGCCCGGCTATGAAGCCAATCGCGCGCGGCTCCTGACCGCCGACTGGCTGCCGACCAAGTGGGACTGGGTCGATCCGCTGAAGGACGCGAATGCCGAGATCGCCCAGATCGAGGCGGGCCTCAAATCCCGCACGCAGGCCATCGCCGAGCGGGGCTACGACGCCGAACAGGTCGACCGCGAGATCGCCGCGGAACGGGCGCGGGAGAGGCTGCTCGGCCTCGACTTCCGCCGCCCCGGCTCGCCTGCGCAAGGCGTGCAGGCGGTGCCGGTCGAGGGTGATGAAGCCGAGCAGACAGACGACGCCGATGACGCGGAGGACCGCCCCGGCACGGAAGAGGATCAACCCTGACCGGGCAGGTCACACCCCCAGGAGCCGCACCCCGGGCAATCTCGCCGCCTTGCGGTCGAAGGTCACCAGGTCCGCAGCCCCCGCACGCCGGGCCGCGGCGGCGATCATCAGATCGGCGAAGCCGACGCCGTCGTTCCGATAGCGTTCGATCGCCGGGCCGACATCATCGGCGGCCTCGATCAGGATCTCGGTCGAGGACAGAAGCCCGTCAATCGCCATGGCAATCTCGCCGCGCGAATAAGCATAGGCGCGCTCCAGAACCCACACGAGTTCCACAAGAACCTCGCGGCTGACAAAGCCCTGATCGCTCTCGGTCAAGCCCTCGAAGATCCCGGAGGCCAGACGTGCCTGTTCGGCATCGTCCTGCACGAGAAACCGGACGATGACATTGGTATCAAGGGCAATCACGCCTCCGGATCCGCACTTCCAGCGGCACCGCTTGCGATGGCGTCTTCCATGTCGTCAAGGGCGACCTGCCTTTGGCCGGGACGCGCCAACACACCCCGGAGCTCCTTCACCGAGTGAGCCTTGAGGAGGCGCACTTCGCCATCAAGGATGACGTAACGCACTCGATCGCCGCTCCCGAGGCCGAGAGCGGCCCGGACATCCCTTGGAAGGGTCGTCTGACCTTTGACTGTCACCGTAGATTCCCGCATCGGCGATCCCCTTACTTAATTGATTTTCTCCTTACCATCTGGGGGATGAAAATGCAAAACCAAGCAAAGGACCAGCTCTCATGCTCCACGCCCGCATTGCCGCGCGCCTTCAACACGCCGCTGCTGGTCGAACCCTCCAAGGCCATGGCTTTCCTGTCCGGCCTCGGGCCGCGCATTCTCGGGCGGCGGGTCGAGATGGTGGACGGCGGCGACACACCGGATGGCTCCGCCTATCTGCCCGCGCGCGCCAGCATCCTCGCCGGTGGCCTCGCCGACAGCTACCGCCAGCACGGCGACGCACCCTACCCGGTCGTGGACGGCATCGCCGTGATCGAAATCGCAGGCGTGCTGATCCATCGCGGTGGCTGGATCGGGCAATCCTCGGGCCAGACCAGCTACGAGGGGATCGCCGCGCAGATCGAGTCGGCGGCCAATGATCCGGCAGTGCGCGGCCTCGCCTTGGAAATCGACAGTTTCGGCGGCGAGGTTGCCGGGGTCTTCGACCTCGCGGATCGCATTCGTGCCATCCGATCCGCGAAATCCGAACTACACCCGCGAGACCGTCACGCTGCTCGCCGGGATGACCTATCCGGTTGGTGCCGTGTTGGGCCGCATCACCGCGAGCGGCAAGCACACGCTCTCCCCCGACACCGGTACCGACGGATCGGAGGCCGCCGCGGCCGTGCTGCTCCACGGCGTCGATGCGACGCTGGCCGACGCGGTCGGCGTCGTGATCGCCCGCGGCCCCGCCATCGTCTCGCGTGCCGCGCTCGCCTATGACGGGACCGTCGATGATGGAGCCAGGATCGCGGCCAAGCTGGGACAGCTCGCAGCCCTCGGGATCCTGCCCCGCGATACCGCCTGATCCGGCCATCCGCGCCGCGCGGTCGCCCCTCCCCTCTTTCCCCGGAGTTTCCCCATGACCATCACCCGCAACCCGTTCGACGCGGGCGGCTATTCGCTCGCCGAGATGACGCAGGCCATCAACATTCTGCCCAACCTCTACACCCGCCTCGGCCAGATCGGCCTCTTCCGCTTTCAGGGCGTCACCCAGCGCTCCATCGTCATCGAACAGCGCGAAGGCGTCCTCAGCCTGCTGCCCTCGGTGCCGCTGGGTGCGCCCGCGACCGTCGGCAGCCGCGAGGCGCGCTCCATGCGCAGCTTTGCCCTGCCCTAGATCCCGCATGATGATGTGATCCTGCCCTCGGATATTCAGGGCATGCCCGCGCTGGGCCGATCCGATGCCCCCGACCGTCTGGCCGAAGTCATGACGGAAAAACTCACGCTCATGCGCCGGAAACACGCCCAGACCCGCGAATACATGGAGATGAACGCGCTGCGCGGCATCGTGAAGGATGGCGCGGGCACCACGCTCTACAACTACTTCACCGAGTTCGGGCTCGAGCAGATCTCGGTCGACTTCGTGTTCGGGACCGCCGGCACCAACATCCAGGGCAAGGTCCGCAATGTGCTGCGCGCCATCGAGGACAACCTGCTCGGAGAGACCATGACCACGGCGCACGCGCTGGTCAGCTCGGAATTCTTCGACAAGCTGATCAGCCACCCGAAGACGGAAGAAGCATACAGGTTCTTCTCGGCCACCGGCGGCCAGCCCCTGCGCGAGGACATGCGCCGCGCCTTTCCCTTCGCGGGGATCCTCTTCGAGGAATACAACGGCTCGGTCACCCTCTCGAACGGCACATCCGAGCGGCTGATCCCCACCGGCGAGGGCATCGCCTTCCCGCTCGGCACGTTTGACACCTTCACCACCTATGGCGGGCCCGCGAACCTGCTCGAGACCGCCAATACCGTGGGCCTGCCGCTCTATGCGCGGCAGATGATGGACGCCAGGGGCCGCTGGATCGACCTGATGACCGAGGCCTCGATCCTGCCGGTCAACAAGCGCCCGCGGCTCGCGATCCGCTGCACAGCTCGAACTGACGGACTGCGACCCATGTCAGTCTTTGCCGCCGCCATCGACAATCTCTTCGCCGATCCGAACATCGCCCGCGATGCCGTCTATATCGCGGACGGAGGCCCACCCGTCCTCATCCGCGTGGTCACCCGCTGCGCGGATGAGGTCACCGGCTTCGGCGAGGCCCGGCTCTTGTCCGAGACCACGCGCATCGACCTGCGCGCGGCCGAGGTGCCAGCCCCGCGCCCGGGCGACCGGATCGAGATCGACGGCGAGGCTTTCCACATCCAGGGCGAGCCCGTTCGCGACCGCGAGCGGCTGGTCTGGACCGTCGACCTGCGCCCCGCGTGACCGCGGTGAAACTGAAGCTCGACATCGGTCCCGACATCGTCGCGATGATGGCGGCGGAGGTTGTTGCGGGCGAACGCGCCGTGACGGCCGCCATGCGCGAGGCCGGGACCGGGCTGAAGTCCTCCTGGCGCTTGCAGATCACCGGCGCGGGGCTTGGCACACGGCTCGCCAACTCGATCCGGCTCGCCAGCTTCCCGAAATCCGGCGAGAGCCTCGACGCCGCCGCGCTGGTCTGGTCCAAGGCCCCGGTCATCGTCGGCGCGCACGATACCGGCCCGCTGATCCGCTCGAAGAACGGCCTCTGGCTGGCGATCCCGACCGAAGCTGCCGGACGCGGTCGCCGCGGCGGCAGGATCACCCCCGGCGAATGGGAACGCCGCAGCGGTCTGCGTCTGCGCTTCGTCTTTCGGCGGATTGGCCCCAGCCTGCTGGTGGCCGAGGGGCGGCTGAACACCAGGGGCCGCGCGGTGGCCGCGCGGTCGAAAACCGGCCGGGGGCTGACGACCGTGCCGGTCTTCCTGCTGGTGCCGCAGGTCAGGCTGCCCAAGCGGCTCGATCTCACGCGCGACGCCGAGCGCGCCCTCGATAGAGTGCCAGGGCTGATCGTGGCGAACTGGGTGGAGGGACGTTTGTGATCCAGTCAGGATCAGTATCCCGCTTCCCGTTGATGCCGAACGGCGAGGATGAGTGCGCGGCTGCCGTCGAAATGATAGAGTGCTATATAGCCACTGCCGCCGAATGGGATCAGCCATTCGCGGAACTCGGGCGCCATCTCTTCTGCCGGTCGACCAGCCTCGGGATGTTCCTCGAGTATCTTGAGGCTGCCACGGATGGATCGGACTGCCTGTCGGGCCGCGCCCCTGTTCTTTTCAGCGAGAAACCGATGCAACCGCTCGACGTCCCGAAGGGCTGCCGGGGACCAGATCAGTTGTGGCAATCTGGCGGCTCGACATCATCACCCTTCTCAAGCCGCGCGAGCCAACCGTCGGCTTCGTCATGGGTAACGTGCAGGCCGGTCAATTCGTACTCGTCCCAGGCTTCCCGCGCTGCCTGGCGAAACTCTTCGCGCTTTTCTTCGCGCTCAAGGAACTCCGTGACAGCTTCACGCAAAATCCAGTGCGGCGAACGACTGCGCGCATCCGCCAGCCTCTGGAGCCTGGATCGCGTGGCCTCGTCCAGTTTGACGGCGACAGGGCGAACAGCGCTCATGAGTGATGCCTCCAATGGGTATCAATAAGTGATACCCATAGCACGATCCCAATCCAGGGGCCAGTTCTTGCAGATCGCCTGATCCATGCCCACGCCCCGCGAAACCATCCTCGCCGCCATGCGCGAGGCCGGAACCGGGCTCAAGACCGCCTGGCGCGGCCAGATCACCGGCGCGGGGCTCGGGCGGCATCTGGCGAACTCGATCCGGAGCCAGACCTATCCGAGGGTCGGCGAGAGCCTGAACGCGGCCGCGCTCGTTTGGTCGAAGGCGCCCGTCATCGTCGGCGCCCACGACACCGGCCCGCTGATCCGCTCCAGGAGCGGGTTCCGGCTCGCGATCCCGACCGAGGCCGCCGGCCGCGGCCTGCGCGGCGGCAAGATCACTCCCGGCGAATGGGAACGGCGACGCGGGCTGCGCCTACGCTTTGTTTATCGCCGCACGGGGCCAAGCCTGCTGGTGGCCGAGGGGCGGCTGAACACGAAGGGTCAGGCGGTGGTGTCGCGCTCAAAGACAGGGCGCGGCAAGGTCACCGTGCCGATCTTCCTGCTCGTGCCGCAGGTCAAGCTGCCGAAGCGGCTGGACCTGGCGCGGGATGCAGACCGGGCGTTGGACAGCGTGCCGGGGCTGATCGTGTCGAACTGGGCCGACACGAGATTTCGATGATCAGGTGCGCGCCTCGGCCCGACGCTCGTCCCGCGCCGCGCGGCGACGCCGACGCGGCTCTTCCGTGTCACCGAGGCCCTCGAGGGCAACGGGCGCCTTGCCCGGGAACTCGACCATCAGCCTGAGATTGCCGCCCATCGCCCGAACGTAGCTCGTGAGCGTGGAGAGAAGCAGATCGCTCTGCCGTTCGTACTTGGCCACCGTCGCCTGCTGGATGCCGAGCGTTTCGGCCAGCTGGACCTGCGTCATCTCCTTGGCCTTCCGCAGCTCCTGCAGCGTCAGGTATTCGGTGTGCAGCCGATCCGCCTCGGCCTCGATCGCCTCACGCCGGGCGGGGTCGAGGGCGGCCAGCTTGTCCTGAAGGCTACGCGCCATGGTCGTCATCCTTTCCGTCTCTCGAGATGGCGATCGAACCGTTCGTCGGCCCGGGCGATCAGCTGCTTGTAGAAGCGCTTTTCGCTGCCACCCGATTTGTCCCCGCCGACAAGCAGGATCGCCTGCCGGTCGGGATCGAATGCGAAGGCGATGCGCCAGACGCCGTCAGCGGCGTTGCAGCGCAATTCCTTCATGTTCGCATGCTTCGACCCGGAAAGGGTGTCGGCATGCGGTCGACCGAGCGAGGGCCCCTCGCGTTCGAGAAGCAACACCCGCGCCAGGATCGCGTCCTGAACCTCGGCGTCGAGTTCGTCGAACTCCGGTTCGAACTCGTCGGCGAAGGAAACGGTCCAGGGCATTCGATCCTCATGTCTTGGAGGCTATATAGCTTTCAGGCACTAATTTTGCAAGAACGGCCCGAACATCCTCATGCCCACCCCCCGCGAGACCATCCTCGCCGCACTGCACGCGCGGCTCTCGGCGCTGCCCGCCACTGCCCTGCGCGGCGAGGTGTTGCCCGAGCGGGTGCCGGCCGAAGGCTTGCTGATCCTGCGCGACGGCGAGCCGGGAGAGCCCGAGGTCACGCTGTCGCCGCTGCGCTATCACTACCAGCACCGCGCCGAGATCGAGGCGGTCGTGCGGGGGGCCGATCGTGACGCCGCCTTCGACACGCTCGGTGCCAGCATCGGGACCGCGCTTGCCGCCGACCGCACCCTCGGCGGGCTCTGCGACTGGATCGAGGCCGAAGCGCCCCGCCCCGTGGACCTGCCGGTCGAGGGTGCGGCGAGCCTGAAGGCGGCGATAATTCCGGTCGTCTTGCATTACTCAACTGACGACCCGCTTGGGTGAACCTGCGGCCAGCCTGAAGGCCGCGTTCGGCGGGACGACAGTCCACTGGACTGTCGTCTGATCCGCCTCACTCCCGGTGGTGCTGCACTATTCCACGGCCGACCAGCTGGCCTGACCCAACCGACAACAGGAGTTGAGACATGGCACGAGCCCAAGGGGCGCGGGCGCAGATGGCGCTTGCGTTCGAAACGACCTATGGAACGCCGCCCGCCAGCGGTTTCACCCGCATGCCGTTCGCCAGCACTTCGCTCGGCGCGGAGCAGCCCTTGCTGAACTCGGAGCTGCTCGGTTATGCCCTGCCCTCGGGCGAGAGCTTCACCTTCACCGTGCACGCCGTCTACCTGCCGCGCCCGCGGCTCGAGATCTCCGGGCCGCAGGGCGTGCAGGCGACGTTCGACTGGCAGGCCGCCCGCGACAGCACCGTCGGCCGGATGTGAACCGCAACCCTGATCAACGACATCGAGGTGTATTGAGAATGCTCACGCTCGATCTTACCAACGCGCCGCGCTGGCACGACCTCGCGCCCGGCGTCCGGGTTCAACTGCGTCCGCTGACCACCGCGCTGATGGTCGCGACGCGCAGCGATCCGGCCGTCGAGGCAGTGCCCGAGGAGGCCTCCGACGAGGTACGGGCCGTCGCCTTCGCCAAGGCGCTGGCGCGCCGCGCGGTGCTCGCCTGGGAGGGCGTGGGCGATGCCGATGGCAACGCGATCGAGCCGAGCCCGGAGGCCATCGACGCGGCTCTGGACATCTGCCCGATCTTCGAGGCCTTTCAGCTCGCTTACGTCTCCATGGGCCTGCTGCTGGAACAGGAAAAAAACGCCTCCGCGCCCTCGCCGACTGGTCCTTCGGCGGGGGCGAGCGCTACTGCGCAGCCTGCCAGGCGGCGTGCGAAGACTGCCCGGCGCGGCTGAACCGGCCGCTGACCCGTGAAGGCTGGCAGGTCTGGGATCTCGTCAGCCGCTTGGGCGGCCAACTCCGCGTACTGCCCGGCGCTGTCATCGGCTGGGACATGTCGGCGGCGCTCACGCTCGGTGACGCGCTCGGTGTGCCGCCGCTCGCCATGGCCGAACTGCTGCCCGTCATCGAAGCGGTGATGGTGGCCAGGCTCAATGAACAGATGGCGTCAGGCGGCCTCGAGGGGCGTGATGTCTGAGACGTCGATCGTGTCGCGTGCTCGTGCAAGATCCCACGCCCGCTGGAGGTTCATCCAGTACTCCGGGGTCGTCCGGAAGAACGTCGCAAGCCGGATCGCGGTGTCCACGGTGAGGGCGGTTTCACCCTTCACCAGCCGTTCGATCCGCGTGCGGGGAACATGGAGACGCCTGGCGAGCGCGATCGGGCTCAGATCGAGCGGCCCGAGATAGAGCTCCGCGAGAACCTCGCCGGGGTGAGAAGGGTTCTTCATCAGTGTCATGTCGCGCCCTTTCAATGGTCGTCGACGATCTCGACATCGGCCGGTCCCTGATCGGTCCACTCGAAGCAGATGCGCCACTGGCCGTTGATACGCACCGAATGCTGTCCCGCCCGGTCACCCTTCAGCTCCTCGAGATCATTGCCCGGCGGGAACCTCAGATCCTCGAGAACCACGGCGGCATCCGGTGCCGACAACATCGCCCGCGTTCGCTTGACCAGGTCGGCCGGGAAGCCCTTGCCGAACCGGTCTGCCACCGCGTTCGCCGCGAGCTTGCCCGTCGTGCTGACGATCATGAGGGTATGTATCATGTCATGATACATGTTTCAAGGGGCACGTGGGGGCCTCCCACGAGCTGACTTCTTCTTCACCAGGGATATCGGAATGACGGAAAAACGTGTCTCCGTCCGCCTCGCGGCCGTGGGCGGGCGGCAGGTGCGCGCCGAACTCGAGGGCGTGGGCGAGGCCGGATCGCGCGGCTTCGGGCGGCTCTCGCGCGAGATGGACGCCGCGAACGCCCGGCTCGCGGCCTTCGCGCGCCGGGTCCGGGTCGCGGCCGCCGCCGCCGTGGCGGCCGCTGCCGCCGCGGGCGTGGCGATGGTCCGCTCCGGGCTGCAGACCGTCGACGCACAGGCGAAGCTCGCGCAGTCGCTCGGGACGACGACGGCGAGCCTGCAGGTGCTGGCGCGGGCGGGCGATCTCGCGGGCGTCTCGCTGGGCGAGATCCAGCAGGCGAGCCTGCAGCTCACCCGGCGGCTGAGCCAGGCGGCGGGCGGCGCGGGACCGGCGGTGAAGGCGCTCGACCGGCTGCGGCTCTCGGCCGCCGACCTCGCCGCACTGCCGCTCGACGAGCGCATCGCCACGATCCAGGACGCGCTCGAGCGGCTGGTGCCCGAGACCGGGCGCGCGGCGGTGGCAGCACAGCTCTTCGGCGATCGCGCGGGGCTCATCTTCAGCCGGATCGACACTGCCACCCTGCGTCAGGCCACCGAGGACGTGCGCGCCTTCGGCGTGGTGGTCGCGGAGGCGGACGCCGACCAGGTCGAGCGCACCAATGACGCCATCTCGCGGCTCGGGCTGATCTGGCGCGGGCTGTCGAACCAGCTGGCCGTCGCCGCGGCCCCGGCGCTCGAGGCGGCGGCTGACGCCATGGCGGCGGTCGCGAGCCGGACCGGGCCGCTCGGCAG